GACTGGAGTTCAGACGTGTGCTCTTCCGATCTGTCTATGAAAACGTTGAAAAATAAAAAATAAGGGTGCCCGGTCTATCGTCTCTCGCTGCCCGCTCGCATCATCGTTGAGTAGTTGCCAAAGCCGCCACCCTTGCCTGCCGTGTGCTGGCTGTGCTGCCCATGCAGGGCAGGAGTCAATGTGTAGTGAGTATGATCAGGGTCAACGGCTGGGTTGTAGGGTGGATCGTGGTGTATATCGTACTCACGCCATAACTCTCTGGGTATACCATGCTCAATCAGTACGCGCTCTCTAATCTTCTGCCATGCGTAGCCATAACCTCTACTATCAGGACTCGGCCTGGTATCGACTACTGCGTGTTGCATCTGATGCGCAGGGCAATATCGGGCATGGGTAGTGTTCGGGCAGGATGGAGAGGCGCAAGGGTGCGATGCTTTTGTGGGCATAGTAGATAACAAAAAGAGCGCCCATTTCTGAGCGCTCTTGCGGGGATAAATATAGAACCTACATCTTGACAATATCAGAGTAGCGATAACTATGCAATTATCGTAATGTAGCGGACCCACATTTTAAGGCCAATCAACCCCTATTCTGTTGTGGCGCAAAGAATACACTTCCGCGTCTCTTTCCAGCAGGTCGAGGCATCCTGATGGACAAGCACTCCATCCATACCGCAATGGGAGCAATGATGGTTCTGCGTGCGCCAGATCATGTCTGATAGTTCAGTCAGTGCATGAGCGCAATTCTCAGTCACAGAACTCGGTGTTATTTCCATCTCCTGGGCCACGGTTGAACGATCCATATCCTTGATGTAATAGAGTTCGAGGCACAGACGATAGGACGCACTGAGTTTACCGGATAGCGTATGGTACATGGCCTCATAATAGACTTGCTTCTGATCCCACGTGTTGAGGGGCATTCTAGGGCCAAGCTGTGGCTTGGAAGTGCAGGCTTCATCTCGGTGGCTCTGGCAATGATACTGCCCCCAATGCCGCAGGGCATACTTCAGCTCTTCGCGGATATCGTTCGGCTCTTTAAGCAAGTTTCACCCCCTTCGGAAATCCCGGATGTTCGGGGCATACCCAATTAATGTGACAGTAAGTACCTGCTGTGAAAACCCCAAGTATAACATCATTGACCCTGCACTTAACGATAAATTGCCGATGATCGTGGGAGTCGACCCATTCCTGTTTGTGGAAGTCGGCCCATTCCTGTTTAAGGTGCGGGCACGTGTGACACGATATATCAGCATTACACGTCGGACATTTCATGATTTCGCTCCTTTTGGCCTCTCTTTCATCACCTTGGCCAACTCCTCGTCCGTGGTCTCCTCGGTCGGCTCCTCTTCCGGCTCGACCGGCTCTAAGTTCGCCCATTTGCCGTTGACCTTGACGACGAGCTGCCAGAATTCCAAATCTCACCCCCTTTGGTTGTGCGCCCTGTAATCAATCCATGATGGCTTGCAACCAGAAGCCTTTAATTTGGCCGCTGCGGCCGTCTCAGGCGTACAACCGGGGAGATATGTCACCTTTACGGGTGGCGGTGGGTTTATGGGCAATTCCGTGTCAATGAACAGCACAAGGCCGTTGCCCACCAGGGTGTTAAGTCGGGCGTCTCTACGGATTGAACTCATCGACCCTTCTCCACCGTCACATTCTGCTTAGCTCCTGGCAGAAGAGGCTCACTAAATTTAAGCGTGATCCCTGTTACTTGGCCCTCTCTGCCATCGGGCCATACCAAGGTTACATCCGCTTTTGGCTTCTGGGGCTCGATCTCCAGCCACTTCCTGATTGCTCTTTTGAGACGGTTCATAGCACCGCCTTCTCCCAGACTTCCAGCCACTTCAGCATCACCGCCTCGGGCCACTCATTACAGAACCTCGGGAGTTCAGGGTACGGAACGATTGACACGGCAAGCGGTTTGGGCTCCGACGCCGCGGGATTTACTGTCGGCACTGGCTCAAGCTCCGAAACAGAGCCACCCGAACTGTTATCAATTACCGACTCCGGCACTGGGTTACCATTGGCCGAGGCCTTCTGGTATCTCTTGATCCAATTGTAAATTGTGGATTTGTGTACACCTCGCTTTTCTGAGACCGATGGGACACCCAAGGTCAGCGCCTCTGCAACAATCTCCCTCTTCTGCTCTACTGTGAACCTCGATGTCAGTTTTGGCACTTTCTCAACCTCCTCCTTTTTGAATTCGACCTCGTACTTCTGCCCGCACAGCAGGCAACCGTAAAGCCCATTGTCACAGACCACGGATTGACTGCCGCAGCGGGGACACTTCATTCCAGCACCTTCTCCATCGTTTGCTGATCCTTGGGGTAGAAAACGTAAACCTCGGCGCCATACTGCCGGAAGTGGTCCAGCCATGCCCTCTGATGTGGTGTCGGTTTGTCGCTGTTGGTCTTGGCCTCGATCACGACCAAGCGGACCTTCTCGCCCGGAGTCCTCCACCGGGTCATCAGGAAATCGGGAAAGCCTTTGCTTCCGGTAATGCACGTTCGCCAGCCCTTGGCGGTGCGTGCCGGCCGGTCATGATGAATCAACCAGCCTTTCAGGGTGGCATATTGCTCGATGGTCGCTTCCCAGTCACTCCTCATCAGTTTTTTCTCCCTGCAGTTTATCGGCCACGTAAGCCGCTAACCCCGCGCTGTATGTCTCCACGGCTACCCCGTGAATATCCAGAAAGAATCCCTTGAGTGCCGCCCGGTATCGCTTGCCGTCGTAGCTGTCCGGCTTGGCGGTGAGGCCCATGCTCAGGAGAACCCTGTCGATCTTCGCGTCAAGGTTCATATCAACGCCTCCAGAATCCGCTTGCGTGCTTCCTCGAAGTATCTGCTTGGGGTCTGTTGCCTGTCTGGATAGGGGTTCTCCACCTTCTCGACCTCTGCCCGGATGAGGGCAAGGATAGAATCAAAACTCTTGCGGTAGTCCTCCTTGCAGTCATCCCTTATTCCGTCCCATACTTCATCCAAGTCCTCGGTTACCCCGGCCTCTTGGCTATAGAGCAACTTCGCTCCCGCCTCCCTGATTGATCGCCTACTAAACATTACGGCTTGCACATTCGCGGGCCACGCGGGGACTGAGTTTACCCACACCCCCGGGTTACTCGTGTTTGGCTGGTCGGTTGTTGTGTTCATAAGCCCGCTTCCTCTTTGATCTGTTTCACGATCTGGCTGAGTTCCCCTGAATCTTTTGCCATAGATACCAGGTTTTTGAGTTCCTCACTTCTCAGCTCTTTGTACTCCTCTCGCTGCCGCTCTTGGTTTTTAGCAACCTGCGAATTCATCCGACTCACTCTAATTCCATCCCTGATCGCTAAGAATAGACGTATCACCCCAATTCCAAATATGCCTGTCAGTAGCCATTCTGTTGTGTTCATGCGCCTCCTTTAATCCCACAGTGAAAAGAAATGCTCTGCAAATAATATCATTCCTGTTTTGAATGTGTCAGTATCATCGTCTATGGCATTTTTTAACTCCACACCTATATGCCCAGGGTAATCTAAGTCAATCATCCGCTTCGCTGCTATAAAGCCAATCCTCATTATGTCTAACTTTTGGTTCCAGTCTTCTTCTGTCATCTCCTCCATCGGGATAACGTGGCTGTCTTTGAGACGTTCTAGCATCGGGGGCAGGATTTCACAGAGATACCAGTCGATACCCCACGCGTCACGATCAGACCACCCCCGTTTCGCCCTTTGTATCATCCAGGATATTTCACGAACTTTATAATCTATCCGAATCCAGCACCGCTTAAGAAATCTCATCCCTTCACCCTCCTGTGGTCCGGGGCCATCTTCGGCCTTCTGTCCTCTCCCTTATTCCTGACAATCAGCGCCACTCTCTTGTCTCTGAACCTCGATATCATCCGCGGCATGGCATCCTCAATCTGGTTTATGTCCCGGTTACTGGTAATCAGCGTCATTAAGCCGTTCGCCTCCCGTTCACAGACCAACCTCTCAAGCTCTTTTATGTCGGCCTCAGTTGCCCAATCAAACTCGTCAATGATCAGGTATGAAACTTGCGAGTACGACTGGAACAAGGCATCATACTTAGCTTGCCCTTCATCGGATTGGCTCTTCGCTGCCTTCAGTTCCCGCAGCAGGGCATCGCACCGTATAAATTTGGTCGATACGTCCTTACCGATCGCCTCAAGACCACTAGCGTGAGCCAGGTGGGTCTTGCCATTGCCTGTCCCGCCGTAGAGTAAGACCATCGAGATTCGGGCCTCTATTGTCTGTTGGTCGGCAGTCAAAGAACGCACCGCCTTGTACGCCTCTTCCGTTCCTGGGTAGAGCTTGAAGGACTCAAACTGCTGTTGCCTCTGCGCCTCTGGAATCCCTGAATGCGCCATCATCGATGCTGCCTTATCAAAGCCACCGTTACAATCAGGGCATCGTTCGTAATCTGTCCACCATTTGTTTACATCACCCTTGATTCGTAATCTCCATCCCAAGTCCCGGCATGTCAGACACCCCGTCTCGACATACTTCTCGCCGTCCCACTTGGGACACAGGAATTTAGATTCTTCCTCAGCCAGTCGAACCTTCGACTGCGCTATCCGATCCCGGAGGGTCGTGATAGACATAATCTTTGCTTCCGGGGCGAGGACTTTGGCTGCTATTTGCGGGAGTGCTTCCATGATTGCCTCCATCTTGCCGTTTTCTGCGCCTGTCCCATGAGAGAATCGTGGCGTAATCAGATTTGGATTTATAACCTTTCGATGCCTTAGCGATAGATAGTTCTGCTATCCAATCAGTGGCACCCTGTTCGCCAAACCGCGTTTTTAACGCCTCCAATTCCTTTTCCGTTAAAGTGACGTTCTTAAATTCTCCGTATACTTTACTCTTCTTTACTCTACTCTCCTTTACTCTACTTTGGGGATTTTCTGTAGTAGATTGCCCCTCTTCGCGGGGTTTCTCTGCGTAGTTATCCGGCTTACGCGGGATTTCCGTGTGCCTAGATCGGGTGTACACGTCTGAGACGCCATCAACAAATTTCTGACACCACACTACCTTTTCTGCCCACAACTCACGGTCTATGGCTTCCAGTGTTGCCAATAAGTCAAGCATTTCTGTAACTTGTTCGGCGTTACGCCGGGTTTTACTGCGTAGATATTCGGCGTTAGCTGGGTTATTCAGATCTATTACGTGACCTTCACTGGTTCCCAACATCTCCAGGAGTTTGAACCAGAAAGCATAACCATCGTTGCCGTATCGTTCCTCGATGATGAACATGGTCTTGCCATGAGAGCAACTATGAGGGAAATAATCTACAGTTTGTTTTTTAGGTCTGGTCATTTATCGCCCCCATAGGACGAATAGGCTTTGTGGTTTGGAAATGACAACGTCGGCAAGCGTATGCCTGTAGTTTTCTAGCACCCTTTTGCGTATAGAGAGTCCTGAATCCAGATTTAGTTAATTCCTCATTGCCGCACCTGGGGCATACTAACCCACTAGTAATACTATCCGGAGGTCTTCCTATTAATTTTTTCATAACTCAATTGTGTTGTAAATTAAAGTAAAAGTCAACCCCCATCGCCTCACTATATCCTTAGTTTTCCGTTGGCAATCATCGCCTCAATCCTAGCCCCTAACTGGTCTGCCTCAGCGCACATCTGTTTTGTTTGCCCATAGGTCACGATCTCGTATGTCCCCGCCGTTTCGTCCAAGGCCAAGATGAGGACCTTGTTTTTGCCAAACCGTGTGCCGAAGCCACGCGCTACTCCTACTTTAGGTGACGGATTCCATGCCATCCTATCGCCTCACTTTTTCCAGTATCACTAAGCCTTTCTTTGAAGTGCCGCATTTACCCCATCCGGCCTCAAGGAAGCAATAGCCAGGGTTTGTCGATCTGATCTTCTTTGGGTTTACATAGGTGTAATGTCGAGCATCGTCCCACCGCTGCCATGCCAGCTCGTCGGCCTCTTTGATAAGTTCTGAGGACAGGATTTGCCCCTCATTGCGAAACACAGTGCATTCAATTCCCGACTGGCCTGCATCGTTTAGTTTTTGCTTGCGCCAGGCGAACAGGGCCAAACAATCCTGAGTCATCAAAATCATGGACTCCCCATTCCCGCTGAACCCGTATCGAACATGATCCGCTTTGCGATTGGTGCAGGAGTAGTGCCTATGAAAAAGACCTACTGCCCTCGGATCGCCGTCTACTACTCCAAACCAGTGCATCCAATCGCCTCACTTTCTCGCCGTTTCTCTGTGCTTGTAGAACCAGCCCATGATCCTGCGTCTCTCGTAGTCGTTCCACCCAAGAGCCTTTTGTTTGTCTGTGACCTTATTCCTCTCCAGTGCGTCCAATTCCGTGAACCACATCGGGAGCGCCTTGATTCCGTGGGATTCTATCCACTTGCAGCGGTCCCAAGCCTCGCCGGGGTCGGAGTCGAAGCCAACCAGGGCGTAGCTACGGTCTGAGGGCCTCGTATTCCTCTGGAGTAATGACGGCAATGTAGCCCGTTATTGCATTTCCGGAATTCAACTGTTGGAATTTGGCAATCAGTTCTCTCGCGTTCTCCCTCATCTGGGCTTGGGCGACTGCTTTTAGTGATGCAAATATTTCACAGTTGCCATCACGGAGCCCTGTACACTTAAGGCTACATGCCTTGCAAATATTCTCAGGACTCAGAATCTTTAACATTTCTCCTTCTTGGGCCCCTTCATCCCGCTGAACTCAGGGCAGTTAGTGCGATCTTTATACCTGCACCAACAGTGGCGTCGTGTGCAAAGTTTCCGACCGTCACCTTGGTTGCCGTAGCATTTGGGGTTTTTCATCCCTTCGTCTCCTCTCGAATCTCTTGGACAAAGCCTGCATCGAGCATGTCCTGCTGGGCTAATTGGTATCCAAAATTAACATCTGTGTAATTACGGGTGGGTTGTTCAACTCTCGGCAACTCCCCCTTCTCCCTCACGACTGCGATTCGCCAGCCGGGGCCGCTGAGGGAGAGGATGTGATTTGCCAGAGATTCCTGATCTTCCGGTGACCATCCACTCCCATTAAACAATTTTGCAATCGCCTCGATCACCTGCTCTCTCTCATTCATTTTGGACCTCCTGTAAATGGCATCTGCCTGATCCTCAAATCCTCTGGCCATTCGGCCATGTCGTGGGAAACTTTGCCGTTTATCTCTATCCCCTTGATCCACAACGGAACGCCCGCCACTTGGCACTGATCCTTGATTGACCTGATCCACTCAATTTTGCAGGGGCGACGGTGAGGGCCGGTTTCAGCCCCCACAACGAGCCAATCTAGGCCGTCGCGCGCTGACAACTCGTCGTTCTTAAAAAAACCGGGCTTAAGATTCCTTGCTCTCATCCAGTCGCCTCACTTTTCTGCCAGGGTTGCTCATAATGTCTGAGCTCACCCGCCCCGCTCACGGGGTCGGTTCGTTCATGCCGTTATTAGCTATTCATTTGACCCCTTTGAATAACCATACCAGGCGATCCCAAAAAGTGGCCCCCTGTAGCTCGGAAAATTTTTGCTCCCACGCAAAACAAGTCGAGGCAAGCCGTCCATTCTCCCTTCTAGTGCACTCTACTTCAAGGTGCATATCGCGGAATAATTTCATGGGCAACCCTATGGCCTCTTGGACCGCGTGGCTCATTCCTATAACAACGTCCCTTCCCTCAACGCAGAACCTTTCACCCTCAATGGTTTCTATATCTATCGGGGCATAGGTAGTACGTTCAGAGTGATTGGCCCATTCAGCAAACCCTAATTCTCTCCTGGAGTGTATTTTGAGTGCAGGGTTAGGCGGTTTTACGATTTTCACATCTATTACAGCAATCACGGTACCTCCTCGGATGAATAGCTAATGGACCCGGATCACCCGTTTGCCTCAAATCGGGTGCATTGGGTATTAGCTGGTTGTTACACCTTCTTTTGCTTGTTTCTCACTGAAATGGGCCAATGCCTTTTTGCATTGAGATTTTCTCCTGGTTAGATATTCAGGTTCCCCAACTCTCAACTCAAATCGTTTACATGCCCAGTTGGAATAGTAGACAAATGGGAGATAGGGAACTTTCTCTAATCTGTCAATTAGACAGAATGCGCCTGCGTCTGGGTTCCCTGAATACAACCCAACCATCGTTATTCCGTCATACGCAAAATAGACACATTGGTTACACTTGTAATCAGTGGTGCGTTCATTGTTTTGTATAAGTTCCATCATTCTCCCTTTTTGATTTGCTGCCATTATTACAACCAGCTAATGTCTGAGCTAACCCGCCGATCTTCGGTCGGGTTAAGCGATTTATTATATTCCCCACGGCCCTAGTCCTCAGATTGCACAGATGCACGGTTTTAACTCCTCAAAGTCCATGCGTGATTGTCCTTCCCAGTTTCGGATAATCGCCTTTTCCCGAAGGGTTGGCCCGCCCCATGTAAGGGACACCCCCCCTCCTACTCGTTCATTCGCTGCATCCTCAAGCATGGCCGCACGTTCATACAATCCAGGATCGTTGAAATATAACTCCCGCCAACCCCTAACGGGTTGCGAGGGGCAAAAGAAACACCCGCTTTTACGAGGTACTTCAAGCCCTGCTTTTGTGATAATTCCAATACAGTCCTTACGATCTATTCCGGCCTCTACCAGCGGATAGTTGCCGTCACGGATGCGCTTTGGCTCATCATAAGCAATCCCGATAAGTTGCGTTTCGATATTGTTTTGCTTCCCCCAACACTGTAACGGGTCTTTTTTATACATCACCGAACACCAGCGGACTCTCATTAGCGGGATCATCTGATAGCTACGGCAATACTCCTCCAAAGTGAGTCCAAGCTTAACTTTCTTGTCGTTGTACAATTCAGGATTGGTCTTTGGCGATATCTGAGTCACTGATAACCCGCGAGGAATCAAATACTCACGCTCAAAATACCTCAGATAGCAATATGTCTCAGGGTGCTCTCCTCCGGTATCCGCAAACACGATAGGGCCTTTCCAGCCCTTATCAATCAGCATGATCGCCATTGCCACGCTGTTCACTCCACATCCGAAACTTATCATTTCTGTCATTTCATCACTCGCTTGGCTCCCGCCTCGTCGTGGGGAATATAATAATGTTTATCCCGCATCTTTGCAGCCTAATCCGCGACTTGTGCCAGCTTCTTCAAGGAATCGTATTCCTCTGGGGTAACGGTTACTGTGATATCGAGTAGTTTACCGGGTACAATCACTGTGACTTTACCACTTAGCAGGGCCCTCGCGTCTGCCTCCATCTGGGCCTGGGCTATGTTCTCCTCATATCCGAGTGAGCGGTCAGATGGCTCTTGGTACAGTTGCAATTCGGCTAACCTATCTTTACTCAGAATCTTGAACATTCGGGGCCTCCTCTTGATAAGATTTACCCGTGAAGGGTACCATCCCTCCTATTCTCTAAAGCGCAAATAGCGTCAGATTGACAACCGCTCCAGCCACACCTAAATGGTATCTCGATTAACGTCTGCTGAAGAGCATAAACTTGCTGCCCACTCATCACTTGACCTCCTGTATCCAGCCTGCATTGAGCATGGCCTGCTGGGCTTTAGCGTAAGTTCGCCTGAGTTGAGTCTCCATTGAATCCCCGAAACAGAACGGGTTCTCTGGCAACTCTCCCCGCTCTCTCACCACTGCTAGACGGAGAGTATCGGTCTGGACAGTACTGAGAAAATGGTCGAATGCTTTGCAATAGTGTTCCGCCTCGTCGTAGGGCAATTCGATCCACGATTCCCCACCTATCCCTAAGTATTCGTAGAGCCATTGACCGCCTGTCTCTCTTATATCTGCAAGCTCTCGCTTATTCATATTTCCTTGCCTCAAACCAGATTTCGTAGACTCCTGTTCCCATGCTCTTTTTCTTGAGGTCACATAAACGACCAGCTCTGATGATAGTGTCATTGCTATTCAATACCATTGAACGTAGTTGCTTCTGTGTAATTCTCTCCCGGTAGTTATTCACTCGCCAGTGATTCTCGGAAGGGGAGAACACCTGCTCTCTCTCAGTCATTGGGGACCTCCTGCACATGTTCTTTAATCGCCACCCATAGGTCACGTATTAGCGCCCACTCAAAGGATTCTCCAACGGGGTCACTAAGTACTATGTCCAGGTGTTTATACCTCTCGTAGACTTCCTTCAGTTCCATCTTTCTCCTATCTCCTCCTCGGCTCGACGTAGGGAAGCCCGAGAATTCGGAAGATATCCGCCTCGTCCTTCGGGAATACTCGTTTCGTGATCATTTCAATCCCTGACCCATCGGCATGGAAAACCCAGCCTCTACGCTCTGCCCTGGAACAAAGCATCTTATTGAAATCCCGACTCCCCGTCCTTATCAGCACCAGCGTCGGCCATGTCTTCTCATCGGCAATGTAGATGTCCACCTGCTGGCCCTTGTATCGGCGTTGGATCATCTTCGGCCCGCCCTTCATCTTCTCGCCCAAGCCCTCCAGCGCCATCAACAGAGCCCCTTGATTGCCGGGGATGAGCACGATGTCGATGTCCCGGGGGAATTCCTTCCCCCTGCGGATCGAACCGACCACCATGATCTGTTTACAGTGGGGTTTCAGTATCTCCACGATCTCGCTTGATAATTCGCTCGCTTGTTGTAAGTCCATCTTTCTCCTTCCGGCCTGGGGCGGGCCTCCTGCGCCAACCCTGTCGGCATTCGCCTAAGTCTGGCTCCCTCTGAGACGTCCCGCCCCCGCCGAACCATTCCAAGGTCCTCCTTTTAAGATTCCCCGTTAAGGGTCTGTATCAAATACTTGCCGATGAACTCGGTGTAGGCTGGCGGGATAGCCTCTGCCAGCTCATCCCGGTTCATCCAGTCGATCCCCAGTGCTCGTGATCCCGCTCTAAGACTGAATAAATGCCCCGCTACCGTCACATTCCCGCTGTCCGTATCCTTCACGTAGATGTTGAGTGACTTTCCATTCCCCGGCTTCTTTACTCGCCCGGAATGGTTGCAGGTGAAGGGCACGAAATATATCGGGGGGTTACATTCAAATGCCCGGTGCCTCCGTGTTCTCAGGCCAAACATACTCCCGCACAAAACGACGGGGTTTAGTAATGGAGCAGTTGGCACGTTCTCAATACTGTATGGCTTACCCGTTGCAATGAATCGCGCTCTAGCCTGATCGATTAACAGGGGGTATGCCGTAAAGTCACGATTCGGAATTGATCGAGTCACGGCGTATCCCTGGCACGGTGGGCTTGCGTGGTAAGCGTCGAACCCCTCAAGCGGATAGGTCAGGGCGTCGGCCTGGTAGAACTCATCCCCGCAATAATGCGGTTGTGGCTTAATATCAACCCCCACCACGTAAAATCCAGCCCTTTGGTATCCTTTGGCTGCCCCACCAGCTCCGCAAAACAAATCAAGTAATCTCGGCGTCATTTATCTTCCTTTCTCCTCCGGCCTGGGGCGGTTATCTTTTGAACCAAATGCGGTCTCCCGCTGCTCCATCCCCATGACCTTGCCAGAAGTACCCAACTAACCCACGGCTCTCAAGCCTCCATAATGCCTGCACGACAACTCTTATCCACGCGCCGTGCTTCGCTCTGTTACTTCCCCAATCGTATATATTGCAAGCTATACTCCACTCCCCTAGTGATCGTGGGGATGCGTTGCCTAGTATGCGTAAGATTTTATCGTCAACCTTATCAGCCACGGTTTAGTTCTCCTCCGGCTCCCGCGAGGGCCTATCTTCCGCTCCCAAAATAGACATTCGTCAGTTCATACCTGGGAGTCTCCATTGAATCACCGTCGGCATAATGAGTTCCATGTACTCCCCTTTAGGTCCGGCAGTAAATTTGACTGGATGTTGCATATCCAAGACGGACATTTCGCACAGCCCCCAATCGCTGTTTTTGGTGGCCTTTTCCATCTTGGCAACAGATTTGCAAAAGTCTACAACATATGCTGCGTTGAGCCCGATTTTGTTGTCGGGAGAAGCTGATCCCTGTACTAGTTCTGCTTCAAGGCTTAATCGTACTGGCTTGCCATCCGATGTGTCGGCCTCCAAGTCAACTCGCCCGATAGCGCCGAATACCTTAACGATGCCCTGTCCAACTCTTGAAAGAGCATCCATCGCTTCTAACAGACTGGACACTGACAGAGAAGCCGACCATGTGGAAGTCTTCGGGATGAATGTCTGGTAGTTCATAAATGGCGGGAGGTCTATATCCATTTTGGCGATTGCAATTCTAATTCCATCCGTTGCCACCATCACATTGCTTGTGGCATCCCAGTGAGGCATCATTGCCTCGGCTTTTCTGTCCTTCGCGCAAGCGTGACTCACGATTGATACCGCGTTACAGTTCTGCATTGATTACTTTTCCTCCTTTATTTCAAGCCACCTGTCCGCTGGCAGTAGCATCCATATTCACGGCGCCGCCCATATCCTTCTTCTTGCTCCCCTTCGGCCTACCCGGTTTCCGGGGTTCTGGGATTTCAAGGGTGATGGAGATAGAGGGCCATTCTTTCACCCATACAGCATCCTTCCCGTTGCCAAAATCAAGGCTGTATTCACCCGGAAACACCACGCTCTCATCTTCCTCCCGGATGGCCTTCTCAAAGATCACCCGGACCTCTTCTGGGGTCTTTTTTATCTTGACCACTCTGGTTTTTTCAATGGTCATGATCTACTCCACCATTTCGGCTACCAATGATCGCCACGGTATCCCGCTTGCTTCCGACACGGCATCAAGGATCGCCTCATGGGTCGGGTATACCGCTTTGACGCTTTCCCAGTTCTCAGCCTGTAGCAGGTCGATGATCGCCTTCTGCGTGGGATACCCAAGCGTCTTAAGTCGCGTCTTGAATTCATCTACAGGCATAGGGTCGGCTTTCTCCTCTTCCTTCAACTTTGGCTCGGTGCACCATTTACCCTGCTGCCCCTCTATCGGGTGAGCATATGCTTGCATTTTCCCTTTCATGAAATAGGCAGTGTTATGAATGCTGCACCAATGGTTTTTGGCATCCTGTTTCTGTTGCTCCGGGGAGTCGGTCTTTCCGCTAGGTGACGGCACGGGGGATTCTGACTTTGGAGATACTGCGGCTCCGGGTATAACTTCGGGCATGTCCTCAATGTCCTGAGTGAAAATGTCACTCGCTGCTGTCACGGTCAAGCACGCATCAACCAGAGCTCTCTTCTTTGCCATCTTGAGACAGGTATTGTAGTAGTCTGCCGGGTTATCGTGTTCTACCTTTTCCCCCTGAATGGCGATCATCCATTGCCCCGCATCGTTCTTTTTGGTTGAGAACCCTTTACCCCCAAGTAACGCTTGGGCCTTCCCCGGATTAGATTTTCTGATATCCCAGTACTCTTTCGGCACTGGGGTTTCCGTCAACTCCGTGGGGCCTGTCCTGAATCGGAACTTGCCCTCCATCGTCGAGCATGATCCAACGCCAGCACCGAGAAGCGTCCCGTTCATGGCATACATCTTGACCTTGACCCGATATTCCCGGTGGGCGTTGGGTAGCTCAATGACTTGCTCATCAATGTCAGGGACCAGCCGGAAGGTGAATATCAACTTCTCAGCTCCAGCTTTGAGCAAGGTCGGCTTGTTGCCAGTTCCGGGGATGATTCCATAATGCTCATCCCTGACCATAATCTGTTTCATCACGTCCTGAATGAGATTGACCTGCCCCCTGATTTCCGATACCGTCAATGGGGCTGGCGCGCCTTCGTATACCGCTATTTCATTGCCCATGATTTCCTCCCTTTAAAGTGCCCTCTTCCTAAAATCTATGGCTGGGACCATCTTGATCTCTACGCCTGGGATGTTGCGCTCCCCTGCCTTCTCAATCGCTGCCTTCAATGCCTTCTCGTTGACCATCTTGAACCGCTCCGGTAGCTTAGAGAAGTCGGTCACTATCCATTCGGGAACCCAATTCTCAGTAGAGCTTCCAAAGTCTGTAGAAGCCTTTCCCACTGGCTCAACCACAGGGTCGATAGTCGCCGGGGGGATGTACTCCGGCTCCGGCTCTTGCTCTATCAGGGTAGGCCCGACGATCTCCCCTGTGTCCTTGTCTATCGTCTGTTGCGCCCGGAGTTTTTCGTTTTCTTCTTCGATCAAGGCTTGCAGCTCGGCTGCCTCTCTGGCCTTCCGGGAGTTCTCGGCGTCAATCAGTCGTTGTTTTTCCCTTTGCTCCTCTTCAGCCTTGCGTTGCCTCTCCCGCTGCTCATTGTTGTACTTCAATATCTTCTGGGCAGCAATCCCGGTACGGCTGTCTACCATTGCCGTCAGCGGATCAGACAGTTCCTTGTAATAAGATTCGATCATCTTGCCGTATTTGATAATGTCTGCCTTATCAGCTGTCCTCTGCTTGTCTATGGCAGTCAACAACCCCCGGCCTATGTTCACATCCTTTGTGAGGTTCACTACCGCCGTGGGGCTATCCACTACCGTCGCATTGATACACCGGCACAGGTCACCGATCTGTGATTTCAGGGCTAGATAGGTTTCGTCCTGGCGGGGGTCTATTTTCACGATAGCCGTGGCATTAAAATCTTTCATTCTCTTCCTCCTTTAATTCTCCGGGCATCCAATATAATCCGGCTCTGCCCCGTTCATCCTGAGCCATATTTGCAGGGGGCTCATCCCCTGCCGGGTAAGCTCTTCGGCGATAAACTCATAGGCTAGGTCCGAATCTGTTTTCTGAGCGTTTGGGTGGGTCATGACTGGGCCTCCACGATTCTCGCTGATTTATATGCCATTGGGAGGGTTAACAAACCCCGTCTGCTAAAGTTGGCCCACATTTTTGATATGGGGTCCTCCCCCTCCTCTGCGAAAACTATTTCTGTGCCGTGATATGTTCCGTATTGATAAGAGATTGTGTATCTCATCTTCTCCCCCAAAAAGTCTTCTCGGCGCACTCCCTCGAACAACAATCCCCGAATCCGGCCTTCGCCTCTTGCCCACATCCGCACTCGCAGAGCAGCGCATCCAAGTAACCCCTCGCATCCTCGTATGTGATCGTGTCTAGCACTCGCTGATCGTCAGGGTCGGTGATCTCCGCATACGCTTCCTCTCCGTGTTTAACCACCCAGTTACGGGCATATACCCTCGCCGTGTCTATTCGGCGAAAGTCCTCTATAAATTCACGCGAGTCCACGTCGTCATAGAGGAACAGGTCGCACGGTTGCGTCTTTGGTCTGGTTTGCTGTATTCTAATCGTGGTAGTCATCTTTTCCCTCCCGGCTCGGTTCTGTTGACGCAGGATCGAGCCTTTCTGTTTTATTTACCCTCTCTTCCGTTATCGTTCTTCTTCATATCTCTCTAGATATTCAGGGAATCCCCATTCGGCTACTTTTTTAAACAAGGGGATAATTGCATCCTCAAACCGTTTTCTGATTGAACCCCAGCAAATACGATGAATCGCCAGAACGCCGATCATTGCCCATTCGTCGGTTGTGACTTCCGTTGTTTTCTGCCGTCGGATGATCTCAAGAAAGATATCATGTGAGTCTCTGTAATTTTCAGCGCCTATGAGATCAGCGCCTACGAGCCAAGCGCCTCTGAGATCAGCGCCTTCGAGATCAGCGCCTTCGAGATCAGCGCCTCTGAGATAAGCGCCTTCGAGATCAGCGCCTCTGAGATCAGCGCCTCTGAGATCAGCGCCTTCGAGATCAGCGCCTCTGAGATAAGCGCCTTCGAGATCAGCGCCTCTGAGATCAGCGCCTTCGAGATCAGCGCCTTCGAGATCAGCGCCTATGAGATCAGCGCCTTCGAGATCAGCGCCTCTGAGATAAGCGCCTTCGAGATCAGCGTCTTCGAGCCAAGCGTCTTCGAGCCAAGCGTCTTCGAGATTCGCGCCTCCGAGATTCGCGCCTCCGAGCCAAGCGCATCCCTTTACCGCCTTGATCATCGCTGCCCGCAAATCCTCTGCCTCGCATTCGTATATTACGGACCTGGTTATTCTGTGCCTGATTTCGATCTTCATCTATTATTCCTTCCACAGATTCTTCAGCTTGCCAACTAGCTCCCTGTGCTCCCGGTCGGCCTGCTGTTTGGCCAGGGCAGTTTCCAGCACTTTGTCCAAGGTCCGGTGCTTGGGATCCCAGGGTTCGGCGAGGTATTCGCTCAGGAGTTGCATGATTTTAACTCCTCGGCTTGTAATTTTTGGTATTCCGGGATCGATATGCCGTTAGATATCATTTGGTGGGATAATTTGCAATCAACACACTCAATAGTGACTTCAGGAGCCCAGAGGCACGCAGTGTGTTTTCTCCATGCTCGATCGTAGTACATCTGTTCTGTTATTGTTGCCTGTTCGCACGGGGGCCAGACATGAATTCGCCTTGTCATTCGTTTTTCCTTCCCGCGTGTACCATGCGCGGCCCGGTTAAGTTTGTTTATTCGCAGAATGTTGTGGGGCGGGGATATTCGGGATACCCCCGAAGGGCCTCCCTCCACTCGTCGTCCGATAGTTTTCCTTTTGGGATTAGCTCGACAAAGAAATCACTAGTCCTTTCGCCGGTCTTGTATATCAGGGAAACTGACTCTATTAACCGCGCAGAGTGAAAGTGGTCGCTGAAATACCATCCATCCAATCCTGTTTTTTTGATTTTCATTCTATCCCTCCTCCTTTCTGGCGGTGGTCACGACTTGGCCTCGCATTTCCGGCACATCTCCCGGCAGGCTGTCTCATATTCTGCCAACGTGTTCCAATCATGCTCTCCCAGGCGCTTGATCCGCTGACAATTCACCAGATCAAGTTTCATCTGCCCGCAGGGTATCTTGGTCATGTCCAAGGTTTCTGTTTTCATTTCGTCCTCCCTCTTTCTCCTTCCGGGGCCTTCCGCCCTTGCCTTGTTGCGCCTTACGGCAGGAAGGGCATTGGGTAGCATATAAATGTTCAGTGGTGTCGAATTGTTTTTTACAGATAGCGCACCAAGTAATGAGCTTGAACTTCGGGTTTCTGATCATCTTCCCTCCATCACAAATACGATAATATACTATCCAACAATGGTTGTCAATACCTTTTCTGGGAATAAAAAAGCCGTCCTATCGTGCCACGGGGATTAGGTCGTTTCTAATAAAAATGATAATATCTCTCGCTCGTCTTCCTCAGCGGCTATTACGGAATTTACTTTGATGGACATCTCCGGTGGTTTGAAATTGTTCAACTTCTCTTTATTGCAATCACCACAACAAGTTACTAAATTGGGGACTGTCGTGGGACCTCCATATTTCCAAGGGATAACATGATCCATTACGGCAGTTTTATTATTCAACCTTATACCGCAGTACCTACACCTATAATTATCCCGGCGAAGAATCACAAGCCGTTGGGCATAAGTGGCAAATCTCTTTCTATCAGGGCAATTAAGTAGTACTATATCTTTAACCTGTGGAAAGTATTCAGCTAATTCCGATATTCCTTTTTGCCGTGCTAAAAAGATAGATATCAACTCCCTCTGCTTCACGCGAAGCTTTTTACTTTTCTTGCTCATTGTTTTCCTTATTTTGGATTAGTTCCTGAATCACCCCGCTATAGGTTTGCCCAGGGTGTTTTATTTCATCAAGTCTGGCCTTTGTTTCAGTTTTCACTTTTATTATTTTACTACCCATGCCTAAAGTATACTGTAGTATACCTATTAAGTCAATAATAAAAAAGAGCCCCCTGGGGGAGGTTGCCGAAGCCTCACCCCGGAGGGCTGAAGGAGGAAGGAAGAGGTCAAAACAGCTTCATTTCGCCCCAGGATCGTTTTCTGGGAGTTTTCATGGTGTCCCCCTTCTCATCAGTCGCGGGTCTTTGCTGAAGTTGCAGAAATCACCCACTGTGTACCCTCCCGCACCAGGTATCGGTGCTGATCGCACCTGCATCGCTGATGGCGAAAGTCGAGTATCCCCGTCCGGGAAGTGGTCGCTATGGTTTTCCATCGGTGTCTGTGTTTGGTTTTGGGGAAGGTCGTTCATATCTCGGAAACCCCCTGAAACACTTGGGGCAATACACCACCGGGCCGGGGACGCTTTTTAGAGGCACTTGGCAATAAGGGACACATCATATTATCCTCCATAGCATATCAATTAGGGCCACCACGCACAGACCGACCACGCAGCCGATAACGTCAATATACATTTTATCGTTTATAGCTGAGTCCTCCGACCACTCGTACAACCCGAAGTAGGCCAAGATTCCGAAGCCCAGGGCCGCATCATAGATGAGTGCCCAGCCTGCTATCAGCCCGACAGGAATGTGCATGAGGCACCGAACAGGGGAAAACACGGCGGGCTCTCTTTTCACAACGATCTGCCCCCGTTAGTCAAGGAGTCTACGCGTGATTCCACTCGTTGGACCCATAGCCTGATATGATCCCTTTTCAGTTCGCACTCTTCGGCCTGGGCTTTGCAATCGCCCTGTTGCCGGGCTTCAAGCGTCTTGCAAATGTCGATGTGGTCCTTCAGCGTCACCTCTATGGCGGTAAGGCGTTCTATTATTTCGGACCGTCCGTTTCGGGTGAACAGGATAAAGCCGACAGTGCAGACAAAAAAGGACACGCTGGATATAATCGCTTCGGTCATTATCACCCCCTTTAATTCTTGCTCTTTTCAAGGGCTTCTATTCTGACAGTAAGATCGTCCAGTTTGTCGGCCAACACCTTTATGCTTCCGACAAGGCCACGGCGATCTCTGTTGCCGAGTGGATCGGATACTCATAGTCGAGCATGTCAATCATCAGAGAGTCACGCCAGAAATGGCTCTTTGGCTTAATCGCTGCAAGGAGTTTGGCTTTCAGCTCTGAGCTGTTCATTCTCGATCTCCTTTCTCAAGCCCCTAACCTAACCACTTGCACCTGCCTTCGATATGCACATTTAACTCTTACAACTTCTGATAGGTGATATACACAGTCATCTTACCCTGTGCTCCCGTCCCACTAATTAAGTCGGTCATATCAGAATTGGTTGTGAAGATCATTCTCGGTGTAGTAGTGGCACTGGTATTGACTGTGCCCTGGAACGATGAATAATCCCACGCAGCGGCAGTTGTGGAATTCCACAGGTTGTCTCCGGTAGCAGCGGTTTTGTCGAATCGGTCTACATCAGAGCCATCTCCTAGGTTTACGCCGACGGATGTATTACTACCAACTGTATCCTTGAACGCTTCTGCGATACTTCGATACACGCTAAGTACACGGCATAGAGTTGGGATTGTATCACTGCAATCTATGTACCCGGTGGCGTCCAGGTTGTCAGTGATCGAAGCGTGGTCGATCATCCACTTGATTGTAATAACATCCCCTGGGGAGGGAACCCCTGGATTGTTTCGCCTAACGGCACGGTCACCTATCTGGTAAAAGGTACTGGCGGGGCAATTCACAATGGTGTTGTTCTCAAACCGAGAACCGTCCTGAGTTGCATTGTTCCCTGTTATCCCGCGGCAGTTTGCATTGTTATTGCCGTCAATGTAATTGCCGATCACATACACGTTGTCACAGTTGGCAAGGATAGCTGATTGCCATTCAGTGGCTTGCCCGTGCTCGTAAATCTCGTTGTCGAGCACCTGGATAATCCGAGGCTCGGCCAACGTCTGATATAGCTCGATGCCATATTGCCCAATATTGCTGATCTTGTTCCCCTGTATCAGCCCATTGATAACATCCTGGAACTCTATTCCGCGGGTGTAACCATCTATGGTATTATGGGACACGATCACGTTGGCGGACTGGACACTATCGACATTCTCCCAAACCTGTATCCCCCATCTGGTCTGAGTTGATGTCTTGAAGGTGTTCCCTGAGATGACAATTTCCCCGATGTCATCCTCTGAGAACATGCCTTGTTTGGAGGTAATGACGTTCCCGATCACAGTCACGTTGGTACATGTGTTAGTGTCCAGGCCAGACCCGGTAGCTGTAGTCAGCCCAGTATTCTCCACTTTGTTCCCCACGAAACGTACCCCAGTCGTCCCAATCGCGTAAATACCCATATTCTGAGTTGTGTGAACATGGTTGCCGATGGCCTCGGCCCCCGCATCACACCAGCGGAATGATATCGCTGAATCTGAAACACAATTGGTACCCAGGTCGTGTACGTAGCAGTTTGTTACAGAGGCAAGTCCAGTGTTGACGTTGCTGATAAATAACCCGCAGTTTTCGGCCTCAACATTATCAAAAGTAATCGAGCCATTGGTTTGTCCGTCATCGTCGTCGGTCCAGGAGGCAAGGAATCCGTAAAGAGCACCGGACGATCCTGTAACCCCTAGGAATTTCAGGTTGCGGATGGCAAGGCTGCCAATGTTCGTGTACCCAGCCCCGGCAGCAGAACCAATAATCAGCCCCGATGTGTTATAGGCTCCGACAAGGCCAGCCACGGAGAATGACAGAATAGTGCTCGGCCCCTGCCCTTCAATCTCCAAGTCTATTCCTGCGGGCAAGTAGATGTTTCCTGTGCATGTAAAGGTGCCTTGGCTGAGAATCAGTTTCCCCCCACTGGAAAGGGCAGCCAGGGCAGTTCGAATTACAACCTCGTCATTGCTATCCCCCGCCGAAACCCAAATCCAATTCGCCGCATCCGTCGCCGATGGCTTCAGGGGTGCGTCTGAGGCATAGACACGGGCGACAAGGGGGGGGCCCAATAGCACATTGGCCTCTGCCGGGGTAAGAGCCGCTACATTCCCGGTGGATCTCTTACCTACAATCCGGCTCGCCGGTATATTAAGCCCCGAAAGCTGGCTTGCAGAGGTAGCCACCACAATATCATCCGTGGCTTGGTCAACAATCTGGTGTTCGTCTGTGGCCTCAAACTCGGCCTGAGATAGTGCTGTGCCTGCTGATTTATGGATCAGTTCCTTTGTCATTCGTCACCTCAAATAAGTCCAAGTTTCTGGGCGATTATCGCTATCCGCTCGCTGTCTGCTTTGGCGGCTGCATAGATGGCCTTGTAATCAGTCGGAGGCGAAACCTCTGCGGATGCCGTGACCGTGGCTGCCGGGGTGCCAACGAGGGTGACGGTTGCACCCACAATCGGCTGACCCTTGACCATGCTGTCCTCGACCTGGATCACCTCATAGTCCGCAGCCGAGGCATTGCCGAGCATATTCTCTGCGGTGGTCTCCGTGGACATATAGGCCACGATCGAGTTGTCAGATTTTCGGATCATCAAAGTGTACACAAATCACCCCAAGAAAAGTATTTCGTAATAGAGAGTCCCTGTGGTATCTCCTCCCATCGTCAGCGTGAGGGTGCATCCGTCGGCGTCCATCGTTTTTAGCACTCCGGACCATCCATAGGTCGCAGAGATACAGTAGATAATTGACCCAGTTGATATCCCCGAAGCCGACAATCCGGTCATAGTGAACAGTTGATATAGACAATGTTCCCCTGCACTACTATCCCCATGCCCAAAGCTGCACAGGTGGAGCCCGGACCCGCCCAAATCATCGCAATAGGCGTTTATCTGGACGGCTTTAGGCGCGAACCCTGCCCCTGTAATGGCCAAATCTCCGCTTCCCGACCCGTATGCGCGAGAGCCCGAGACTATCTTTGATACTGTTCGGCTGGCCATCCTGACCGCCTGATTATCCGTTGTCGGGTCGGAGGCCGGGAGAACGGGGATCGAACCGAACGTCTGAACTCCGTTGATGGTCTGGGCAATATTCAGACCGGGGGCAACCGCCGTCCACGCCGAACCAGTAGAATAATAGAGCTTCTGCTCGTCTGTCGCCCATGCCAAACACCGCTTGTACGTGGTCACGCTGGCCGCCGCGATATCTGCCGCCGTTCCTGTAAGCAATAGAGTCGCGTTCATCCGGGAAACGGTTCCCTCAAGGTCCGCTGTCCAGAATCCATCAACTGAAATAGCCATAATTCACCCCTTAACCGATTGTCAGAGTCCAGACTATCGTGATGTCAGCCCCCCCAGCGCTGTTGTCGTAACTCAGCAATGAGTGGCAGAACAGCACCCCACTATCAGGGGTCGCACTGGCCGTTGAGTGGCCAAATATTCCCGCCTCTTTGATAGAGATTGAGGAATTCGCCGCCGCGAAGAACGTGCGAAGCTCAATCACGTTTACTGTACGGGACTTCTTTGTGATCACTTGCCGGGTTCCCGCCTCAGTGGTAAGCTTAGTGTCTGTGAGAGCCGGTGTAGTAGCCCCAGTTCCAATCGCACAGTAAGTCAATCCGGTATCATACCCGGACTCACCCAAAAGCATGGCCGCAATCAGGCTTTTAGCCAGGGTGACAACGAGATTGTGATTCTCGATTTGGCCAATAATAGTTCCCGTAGTGGGATCACTGGCAATCAACTTGACATGGCCTTTAATGAATAATGGTTGTTCATTTATGCACTGCATTTCCAAAACCCCGCTTTTATTGGGCTATGATCCCCTGTGACTTCAAGGGTATAGTATGGGCCTACCGTTGCGGTCGTTGTGGGTGCCGTTTCGGTGAGTGCTATAGAATCCTCTGAGAGGTCAAATAGTTGCCTGATAATCTCATCTTCTGTCCACGCGTAGCTCTTTGGCTCATTGAGTTTCACGAGATTATCAATAATGTCATCATTGGGGTTTGATCCGGCCATTGTGATTTCGTATTCAACATAGGTGGATCGCATCACCCGAACTTTGACTTTTGAGATAGTCAGATAGCGGGCGATGCTTAAAATCCCATGAACAAACCAGACCAGTTGTCCAGCCTCAAATCCTGATTGCATGGTTTTCAGGGTAATAACATGCTTCCCGAAAGCCTGTTCATTGATGATTTTCCGACCGATATTCTCCGCTTCCTCATCGCTCTGGATATCAGCATTGACTATCGGGAGGTCAAACCATTTGCCGTACTGGGTATAACTCGCCATAGAGCGCACTGTTTGAGCCACTTGCGCCCGGTAGCGGTACTGGACCCGATAGGCAAGAGTCAGATTTGCAGGGGCAACCTGGAAAGTGAGATGGCATGTGACGGCGTTAAATAACACCGTTACTCCTCCGACCCCCAGAGTGTCGATGTTGTCCACCCCCACGATCTGAGCCGTCCAAACAGGAGACACGTCACTCCCTGTGTTCTTCCACACCAGTATCCGCGTCGGGTTCGTGCTTGGAGCCATCGTGTAGGCCGGCAGGTCCCCGAATTCAGTCTGTACTCCGTTTGCTGGCCATTCGGTGGTCTTATCATCCGTCTTGTACCATCCACCATAGACCGTCACCCGGTTGGCCAAGTTCGTGCCGTCCTTGGAGTACAGGAAGTCATAGAAGGGGAATGAGGTCACATTATCCGGTGAAGTTGAAAGGCTATAAGCCGCGTAGTTTTCTTCTGGCGCATAGTAGTGGAGCAGCTTATCATAATCAACGTACCATTCCATGCCCTTCAACTCTGCTAGAGTTTCCATCATCTTCTTGAGGGAGATGTGGTTCATGGTGAACGTGGCGAGACTTGCCGTTGATTCCGTGATTCCCGTTGTGCTGATTTCCGGTAAAGCGTTCGTGAAAGCGTCCGCAATAATATAGGCGTCAGTCTTGGCGAGGTAGTTTTGCCCCCAATAGGCTGTAGATAAGAGCAGAGAGTAGTCTTGGCACTGGCAGGTATAGACCTTTGTGATGCCCTCAATGGTCACGTCATAGGTCGCCAAAAGACCCGCGAAGTATTTGACTGAGCCTGCCGCGTTGGTGACTTGCACATCCAGCATTTCTACCATCGTCACGCCGGAGGGGTTATCCATCGTGAACTCGCACGTGGTAATCTGCTTCCCTTTGGTGGATGTGATGAGGATAGATTCCATTCGCACATAAGCCGACACATCCACGCTGTTGATCGTGACCTTTACAATCACCGGAATGCCCCCTGCGTGCGTGCCCTGCGCGTTAGAGTGTCAATAATCAATTCCTCGATCTTGGTCTGCCCGATATAAATATTGATTGGCAACTCGTTACCCCGGCCCACGCCTGAAAATGTCTCCCCGCCGTGAGCTACCACGAGTTGAGGGCTACCCACCGGCCCCGGCACCATGCCGCCAGAATAGAATGAAGGCACCTTGAAATCAGGAACGGTAATACCCGGAATTCCAATGAAAGGATTAAAGTCAAATCCGGGGATGATTGTATGCCCCATGACGGAGAACCCGCCGAAGCTCCAATTAAACTTCCTCACGAAGTCCAGCACCCCGTTCAGGCTCTCCACCACAAACTTGAATGCGCCAACGAATGGGGTAGCTATCGCCGTGGCAATCTTGCCGACCCCTTCTTTTATCGGGCCCAGAAAGTCGCTGAACGATTTCACTATCAGGTTGAATATTCGCACCAGCCATTGCCATGAGTACCCCGCCGCTGCCACAATCCCGCGCCAAGCCATAACGAATGGCTCTTGAAAGGTTTGCCATACCTTATGCCAATACTCATCCAGATTGGCAATATTATCCATGAGAGTAGTCAACATGTTGATTGCGCCGTCAAGGACGTGAGTATCCCCAAGCGCCTCGACAAAGTTGCCCCATGCAATCTTGAGCCGGTCAGTTGCCGTAATTGTCACCTCTGTGTTGTCCTTGACATTCTTCAGCCACCCTGCCAGATCAGTGGTGCCAATCATCGCCTGGACAGTCTCCATATCTCCCTTGAAATAGGCGGTAAATAGTTTCATGGCATCGGCCTGGGTCATTATTCCGCGTGACACCAGATCATTAATTTCGGCCTGGTACTGCATGGCAGTGGTATAATCGCCAGTTAAAGTCACCAGACTAGACATAGAGGACCGTTGAGCCTCATCAGCAACCCCCGTCTTCCATTCCTGGGACGCAATCCATGCCTCCAATGAGTTTTTAACATCGTCATAGTTCATGCCTAGATTTCGCAGAGACACGCGCATCTGATTGACCGAGCCAATATGCCCTTTATAGGATTGTTCGGCAGCAGCAAGCCCTATGGTCATCCCACCGATTGCCCCTATTGCATACTTTGCAGTAGTGAGGCCAACCTTCCATAAGCCCTTGTTGTACCGTTCCTGTTCTTTCTCAAGGGCCTGCAATTCCTTTTTTGCGCCCTTGATATCCTGAGAGGCAAGGTCACGGGCCTTGATTATGATTTGGAGCATTGCATCATTCATAGGTCCACCTTGTGCTATAATCGAATCAAATGGAGGTGCGAATGAACGACAAACGAGAGAAGGTCATCACGAAGCTATACACTGGGAGCCAGATTCAAGCTACCGACGATTTCCGGGCCGATACGCCAGTGATGGCAGAACAAGGGTATTACCCCACGTCTCAGAGCTGGGCAGCCGGTACATATGGTTGCGCCCATTTTCTAGTAACGCTGTTCCTCTGCCTCTTCATTATCGGGTTTTTCATCTTTGCCTATATGCTGTTCGTCAAGCCGCCCGGAACACTATCCGTCACCTATGAGCTTCGAGAGGCCTAACTATCTCCGTGTTTTTCCCTTTGACCGGGCCTGCATATCGGCATTCATGGATTCTGATTGCTCGTTTTGCACGGTCCATTCGGTCTGCATGTAAACCCAGAAATCATCTACTATCTCAGCCGGGGTAGACTGCAATTCCTGATACGTCCAGCGCATTTCCTTGCAGATAAGATAATCCTTATACCCGGACGGGACCATCTTCCCACGTTTGTGGAGATACGCCAGAAGCTGCTTGTCTACCCGTCTTTTTTTTGGGCAGGGTTCCTCCGGGCTATCTCGTCTGAGATAAAATCCCCCGTCTTCTGGTCAAGGCGCTCGATGTTCTCAAGGCTCACTGGTAACGGAGCCCCCGCCTGATCCTTGTAACTCCATGCAACGATATTGCGCTTCAATAGGGTGAGCTTACCTGAATGAATCTCGATCTCGCTGACTGCCTCATCAAACGGGGTATCGCTTCCGGGCCTCAGCGAGTCCTTGCGGATAATGGCCTTCATCATGGCCTCTTGCAAGGCCACAGAGTCCCCGTAGGTCATCTGGCGCTTGATGTCCACCCATTCCCCCACCTCTGGCTCTATCCGATCAACTGCATCAAAGATAATTGGCATGCGTCCTCCTTTCCTGTATCCTTATGGCAACGTGGCCACTTTGTTGACAATCACAGCCGTGAACAGTTTCCCCCAAGTCGTGTCGTATTCACTCTCAATGGTCACGGGGACAACAGTCTCTCCGTCCTTATCTCCCAGACTCCCGAACTTGGTATAGACACCGCCAAAGCTGATGGTAGCCGTCTTATATGTATTCGTAGCGCCTGCCAACGCTCCGGTCGCCTTCAACTGCACAAAGCGCCTAGTCCCGGCCACATACAACAATCGTTCAGCCTCAAGAGAGGTAGAGAACACAAGGTTCATATCTAAGCTGATCTTTTTCTTGCCTTCTGCCAGGTCGGTGAAATAGAGCGTTGTCCCGCCGTGCTTGATCGGCTTGAACCCGGTAGTTATCTTCAGGGAGAAATCTACCAAAGACGAAGGCACTTCAGTGCCGCCTAATCCCGCCGCGGTACTGTCAATATACAGTTGCGTCTTGTTGGTCAGAATATCCTCAACTGTAGGGATTGCCGCGATGGTCGTAAACGTAGATGCCGCCAGGTTGCGCCCGAAGAGTTTGGCCTTCATCTTCCAGGGCTCATTCATGGCCCCGGATATCTCAATCTCCTCAGCCACGCAATATTCAACCTCATGTTCCTGGGCGTTATCACCATACTCAAAAGTAAAGCTCGTCGGCGTGTTCGCGCCGTCTGCATCTGGGTCGTATGTCCACGTGTAAGCCGTGGTATCTGTTGGGCCTGCCACCGCGCCGGTTTTTACCCCCGCATGAAGTAAATATAAGATTTGTTCATAGGTAGCATCCCCGTCAAAGTTAAGTTCCACCGCTTCACCTGCGACCACCGTCCTCACACCCTCCATAAGGATTCCTATTTCATCCTCTGGCCGGTGGAGCGTCATCATTTCCTCAACCGTCAGATTCCCCATAAGGCGAGCGGAGGCCGCTACCTTTGTCCCGGCAGGTGATTCCGTTCCGATCTGTATTTTTCTGAGCGCCGATTTGCCATATGTGACTGTCATTTAGGGCCTCCTACGCATAAGGTGATTTTGCAAATATCGTGAACTCCACCGTCGTGAATTTGATACCGTGCCATTCGGTGTAGACTATCTCGCTCTTTTCAACGACACACCAATTGGCCGCGCCTGAGAGCGTATGGTTCGCTGCAATTGCCGCTGGGACTGAATTGGTGCCTGATCCCTCGGCATAGGCGATGGCGTCCGAAATGTTGCTAGCGATATCCGCCCGGTTCACCAAGACGTGAACCTTAAACCGTGGCTTTGTGAAACCAGTTAGCCCTGGATCATAGTCAATCGTCGGGGGATAGATGATCGCACAAGGGCAGGAACTGATTTGCCCCGGAACTTCGTCAATCGAATAGACAGCATCAAGCGCCGCTATCCCGTCGAGAACTGTTTTAATGCCGTCAGCCATCGCTTGAATCGTCATACCTTCTCAACCTCTGCGATAATCTTGTTCAATATCTCTCGTTGAATTTCTGCTTTGTGGGATTCATAGGTCGGCCAAAAGTAAGGGTGAGGCTTCACAACGCCCGTCACTGTGCCTTGCCGCTTCCCTCTGGACCGATCCCCCGCCGTCAATTTCAGCTTCCCCCCTTTCGCAATCCTATGTCCCTTTTCCACTAATTCGGAATGTGGGGCAACCTTCCAGTTCGGTCTAACTAATCCCACTGTCGGGTATTCGTTCTTTCGAGGGAGGAGTTTCGCTATCTGTCCGCGCTGGAGGTTTCCGGTCTTTCCTCGTGGAGCCGCCGCGCTGATATATCGCCGCATTTTCTGAGCCCCGGCCCGGATGATCGGCTCCATAGTGTCCTTGTCGATGTGGTAGACGAGTTTATCAAGGCGCTTCTTGGTAAGCTCCTCAAGTCCCTCGATCTCTACTTCCAGTTCCATCAGCAGAACTCCCTCTTGACATACGGGGCCAGTAGATCCGCGATGATAAACCGCACCCGTGGATCAATCGCCTGTTGCCCGAACTCAGCCCCGCCGATGATCCCGGTGTACCCGGATTGCCGCTGCTTATAAAGCTCAACGGCCTTAATCAGAGCCGCGCGCCTCACGTTGTACGGCACGGTCGCCTGGTAGCCAAAGTCTGCGACGATCTGGACGGCCTTTCGGTTTCCGCTGCCGCCAAAGTCTGAATAATATCGGTCTGCCCGACTCGATAGCCTGATCATGGTTTTCGGCGTGTCGTTGTATGGCTCAAGAACATAGTCCCTGTCGGCTGTGTACGTGTCCTCATAGGTTCCGTCACAGTCCGAATCGACCTTGAGAGTCGTCACGGTCAAAATGTCATCCACAAACAGCACTTCATCCCCGCCGTCAAAGTACCGGGTTGCCGCGGTTGAGGTGGTAAATGTTCGCTTGCAATGGTTGTCGATAAACGCCTTCGCATCCTGACACATCGAATTGATGAAGTCATCGCTAGTATCAACAGTGATACCAAGCTCGCTCTTGACCTCGTCCACCGTGACGTAAAGCGTCGGATCAGCAACTACGATAGCGAAGGTCGAGAGCTTTTCCTCGGTATTGGTTTTTGCAAGGTAGATTCTCGCGTGATAGGTGCCCGCCGTGTTGAAATCGCCGCTGACAAGGGTGTAATATCCTGTCCCGCCAGCCGCCGAAGTCCACGAGAAAGCCTTATCTATAAGCAGGTTGGCCGCTGTGTCCGGGTCTTTTCCGGGGAGCCACACCTGAAGCTTATAGGTCGTGTAGCTGCTACAATCTTTGGCAGTTCCCGCGCTGTCCGTGGCGGTGAGGGTGATATTGTACCCAATATCTTTTTTCGGTATGGTGATTTTATCCATTCTTCCCTCATTCGGTGTGAGTCTTCGTTGTTATACTGCGATCCTTAGTCTTCGAGGTTAGGCTTCTGAGTTTAGTCGCAATGGCTACCACCAGTTTAGGCATAGCCCAATAGGTATAGGATGCCGACACGGAAATCCCGATTGCCCGCGTCGCAGTTCGGACTATCCCCGCCGCTCGGCTTGCGCTGACGCTCAGGCCAACCTCCTCAGAGGAGGTTCGGATAATGGCCCCTGTCCGGCTGGCCGATACCGAGAGACCAATAGCCACGCTTGCGGTCCTTCGGATCGCCGTCGCCCTAGCCGCTGCCACCATTGATCCGATACTGATTGCCGCCGTTCGCGCCGTCGCTATCAGCCGCGAAGCACTGACGGATATCCCATCAGCCACGCTTGCCGTCCGTGCCGACTCAAACAATCGGCTAGCCAATGGAACAACCGCTTCCGCTACACTGGCCGTCCGCGCTTGAGTCGTTGCCCTGGTTGCGGAGACGGCGAGTCCTATTTGTACGCTCGCCGTCCTCAGTATCCCGATGGCTCGGCTCGCAGTTACGCTTATTCCGATCTGATTTGCCGCCGTTCTGGTCGCCGCCAGAAGCCGCGACGCTGTAGCTGATATCCCAATGACAACCGCCGCCGATCTGAGGCTTTCAAACAACCGCGATGCACTTACCGCTATGCCTTCCGCTACACTGGCCGTTCTGGACTCGGTAATGGCTCGACTCGCGCTCACCGATTCCCCAATCGCAACGCTCGCCGTTCTGACAGCCGCAAAGGAGTAGACCGGAGCATTGAAGTCGATCGGGAACGTGTACGGGAAATCCCCCACGGGATCAGTCCGTGGGGCAACCCCGATTGCCACAGTTGCGGTCTCTGTGTAGTCAGCCATTTATGGGTCCTCAGTCGGCTTTGAATTGCATTTTCAGCGTTGGGGTAAGCGTGTCCCCGGCCTCAAGCGCAATCCCCGCATTGAAGCAAGTGAGCATAAACAGCACATCGCCGTCCGTGTTCACCAGGCCAGCGCCGAGAACCGTCACACTCACACCTGCGCCGGTAGTGAACTGGTGAGTGACCTGCACGGTATCATCGGTGACGGTCGTGGTTTCGCTCGTGCAGGTTCCGGCTGCAATCGCCAGTCCGTCTTCTGTGCATTTCGTGATTCCTGCATACGTCTGGGTCGCATCAGCCGTGCAAGATGTCTTGATTAGGACGATCTTGGTTGGCACGGTCGAGGCTTCCCCCGCCATGATCTTGCCGATCTCGGTGTATCCCTCTGTCGTGCTTGATTGTGTCTGTGCCAATTCTCACCTCCGAGGCTGCCTAGCCCCCGCATAGTTTTCAGTGCATCCAGATATGAAAATTCGTGATTCCCCAGAGAAGCCCTAGAATCGACGTAGGGGCCTTTTCTCCGGTTCGGTAATGTTCTGGCATTGCCTTGGTCCGGTGCTTCTCGCAGTAGGCCACCCGTGCGGCATGGTAGCGCATGGTTAACAAGTACTTCTGGACACTCCACCAGTACCGCGCCATACAGCCGACCGTGTTACAGGTCAAAACGGGGGGGTGAATCATTACATCCCGGCAAATCAGATTCCCGTCCTTATCTGCATGATCGATCCCCCAATCCACCGTGACGCCATTTTGTATCTGCGAAGTCATACCCGTGCCTTTCTCTTTGTTTTCTTATTCTCAGGAATCGATTGGCGCTTATCCTCAATCGGTGCTTGAGAATCAGGGCGAGCCGGTTTGCTGTGCGGAGACTTTCCGCACTGGCTACACACAAGCTCACCATTTACCCAGTTGAAGTATTTACACCGACATTCCATGATTCCCTCCTTAAACATGGCCCCTGCCCTGGGTGAAGGAGGGCACCCAAGGCAAGGGCCGGAATGGTTTATCTAGGCAAGCTGAGTGCTGGGAAGCTCAATCCAGAAGATTTGAGCGAACCCAGAGACAGCCACCGTGCCGCCCCAGTGAATGAACAGCGAGGCTGGGCCGACGATATACGGGGGATTCCTCGGCTCGTATACCAGTTCAGGCCGGGTCCACATGGCATTGGCCGGTGTGCCGTTCATGTCGGCAGTCAACTGCATATGGAACAGGTCGATGCTCTCAGTCGGGTCGGTTGTATCGGCTGTACAAGAGCACTTGACAGTGCAGGTCGAAGAGTTTCGGTTGGTCAACGCGATCCGCATGTTCTTCGGGGTGATCGTGGTTGTCCATGTGCCATCGAGGGCAGCCGCTACGGTTGCCGCCGTGGTGTCCACGTATCCAATCGCCTCAACCTCATCGGCATCGGTTGCCGCCAGAGGCGTGGTTAACTGGACTGCTATCCGAATCGGAATGATGGTCTTACCGTCGGGGATAATCATGCCGAATTCCGGCTGGTCAAGATCTACAATGGTTCCGTTGCCGCCGCCAACTATCGGGGTGCTCAGTGCGCCGACGTTGGCGATAAAGCCGTATCCTTCAAGAATCGCCGCCTGAATCCAGTCCATGCCGAAGGCTTCGCCGCGCTTGGTCATATATCCCTTCTGGGCCTGCCCTTCGGGGATAATGTATTTGGATGCCTGTTGTACAGTAAACTCTGACATTTTTACTCTCCTGTGTTTTTTGATTTTTGATTGGGTTACTTAGGGCGCTAGTCGCTCAGGTAATACTCGATAAAGAGATTGAATTTACCTGCCGTCAGGGTTCCGGTTCCAATGACTACCGCTGGGGATCGGCTGGCCGTCATCTTGATGCTGGCCGCCGCCGTCCCCACCGGGACGAGTGCTTTCAACCCAGTGGTTGACCACGGAGCCCCGCTTACATCAGCCGCCGTGATTAGGTCATTCGCAGATTGTGCAGTTGTCACCGCTGCCGTCGCACTGGTCGCGCTGGTAAGGGCTGTGATCACGTCTACAACGCCATCCCACACAATCGCGTTCTTGGGTAGCGGAGTCCCGCGAAGTGTAATCGTAGTCATGGCCCCGCCTTCCACGGCAAAGTCATAACTGAACTTCGCTACTCCTCTCTGTTGAGCGCCTTCAATTATTGGCATCTTTCACCTCTATCTTGAGTTCAGTTATGGGCCTCAAACCCCAGTCACCTTACAATACGCCGTGTCACGGAAGTACACCATCGAGCACCGCATATCGGCCCGGATTGCCTGCTTGCCGTATGCAAAGTAGGTGTCGTGGCTGTCCGTCACCTTGAAGTCGATGCCGCGCTTGGTGAACAGCATCGAGAAGTTGGTGAAGTCTCCGGTGATCGCAGTTGCCTCAGTGCAAGCCGTGGTCACGCACACAGGCACGCCCCAAATCTGAGTAGGTCCGCTCTCCGTGGGATTGCCGAAGATGTAGATACCATCGGCGGTTCTCAGGAGCCGGATATCCTGCCAGTCGTTCGGATGGATGAACAAGGCCGAAGGCTCGGCAAAGCCAGTCCCTCTCACCAGTGTGAACGCCTTGTATATGGCATCCGGTGTCGGGTCAGCGCCCTTTGCCTGAGACTGAACAGCCGCCAGATTCTTTGCCCCCCACAATGCAGGGGTTGTACCGCTTCCTTCCAGTACCTCAGCTTCCAGTTTTGCCTTGATCATGTAGGTCAGGCGCTGGTTCAGGTAAGCGCCGATTCCGGCCACATCCTCAAGTTGCTCGTCCGTGCAAGGCAACCAGACGGCGATTTTCTCCACCTCGTCCGAAGTCTCGGTCAAAGCCAGTGCCGCCTCACCGTATACCGCGCCAGCAGCCGCTTCAGCCGCGTTGTTTGTGAAGGTCGATTCCTTCATGTATCGGATCGTGTCCGCGCCAGTGGGTCCCATCGGGATATAGTCGATCACCGACAGAGCGCGGGTCGGATATAGAGACACGCGGCCAATCCGGGTCGCTTCCGGGTCCCAGCCGGCAGAGCTCTGGAACAGGGTTTTCAGGTCGATGTCCACGCGGTCGGCCATGCCCTTCTGCTTGTAGGCCTTAGACTCCATGAACAGTTCGCCGATGGACTTTCTCCCGGATTTCTGCTCGGTGGCTTTCTCTCCGGGCTGATAGGACTTGGCGATCACGTCTTTTCCCTGGGTGAGCTTCACCATTTCCTGAT